CCTATAAACTCATCCCCCAACCAGACTCCCCCAGTCGGTCCTATCGGACCGACAGCCCCCAAGGGGGCCGGTGACGCCGAGCTGCCCGGATTGGTCGATCCGGTCGAAGCCGGCGCCACCCCGGCAGCCCAACCCGCTGCCGAGCCACCCAGGGCGAAATCCGAGCCCCGCGCCCGCCGCCTCACGGCTGACTTCGCCGAAAGCCCTGAGGCTCGCGCCGTCTGTGCCGAGATGGGCCTGACCGAGGCCGAAGCTGACGCCGCCCTGGCCGAGTTCTGCGACTATTGGCTGGCCGAGGGCGGCCAGAAGGCCCGCAAGGTCGACTGGCCGCGCACTCTCCGCAACCGGCTGCGCGAGATGGGCCGGCGGCGCCAAGCGAGGTCACCCGATGGGCGGCCGCCCGGCAGCCCCGGCGGCGGCCAGCCCCCGCCCGGTCTGTTCCCCGGCCGCGAACAGCGCGGCGGCTTCCACAACCTGAACCGACGCATCCGAGAGGGCTTGCGCGATGGCACAGCAGATCGCCAACCTGGCTTCGACCTCGACCTTGATGGCGCCGCCGTCATCCCACTTCGCCATGCGTACCGCTGAGCTGCGGAACCAGGTCGTCTATCGCGGGCCCGGCCGGTACGAGCTGCCGGCTGCGAGCCGGCCGGAGGGCGAGGAGCGTGTGGCAATCCGGGAGCGCCTGCGCGGGCTGAAGCGCCTGCTGCGTCCGGCGGTCGAGGTGGAGATCGGGAACGCCGTCACCGCCTTTTTGGCGGGCTTCACCTCGTTGCGCGGCTACAGCGACGATGAGGCGGTGCGCACCGCGACCGAGTTCTGCAAGAAGCTCCGGCCTTATCCCGCCTGGGCCATCCAGCAGGCCTGCGACGGCTGGGATCCTCGGCCGACCGGCGGCGATCCGCGCTTTCCGCCGACGCCTGCCGAGCTGCAGATCGCTGTCCGGGTCCTCGTCCGCCCCTGGCAGATCGAGGCCGGCGACCTGGAGACGATCCTGCTCGCCCGGGCGCCGCAGGAGTACCAGCTGACGTCCGAGCAGCGGGCCGAACTGGATGCCCGCTTCGCCAGCATCGTCGCTCGGCAGAAGGGCCAGCACCGGCCTGTCGCCGGCATCGAGGCCGAGTTGCCCGATCACCTCGAGCTGCTGAAGGCCCGAGGGCTCGGCGGCTTGAAGCTCTCCGACACGACGCTCGCCAAGGCTCTCGGCCGACCGGTGTCGCAGGCCCACCCAGCCTGAATCCCCTCCCCTCAGGAGCCCACACCACCATGAGCAACGAGACCAGTATGCCCCACACCGACCTCATCGATCTGACCGCCAAGGTCGTCTCCGCCTACGTGTCGGAAAACCACGTCCAGGCCGCGGAGCTACCCGCGCTGATCGCCAGCACCTACGCCTCATTGGCGAAGCTGGACGCACCGGCCGAGCCGGAGCCGGCCCGGCCCGAGCCCCCGGTCCCGATCCGCAAGACGGTGAGCCCGGACCACATCATCAGCCTGGAGGACGGCAAGCCCTACAAGTCGCTGAAGCGGCACCTCACCACCCGCGGCCTCTCGCCGGAGCAGTATCGGCAGAAGTGGGGCTTGCCGCATGATTACCCGATGGTCGCCGCGAACTATGCGGCGGAGCGTTCCGAGATCGCCAGGGCGTCAGGCCTGGGGCGGAGTCGAACCAAGGCGAAGCCCATCGATCAGGCGGCGTGAGACACGGGCCGGCGCTCCGGTGCCGGCCTCATCCTGCAAGTCGAGGGAGCGTACCATGACGAAGAAGCAGCGAGCCCGCCGCAAGGCCCGTCGTAAGCAGTCCGTGAAGCACGCCCAGACCGCGGCGCGCCACGACCGCGAGAACGCCATCAAGCGCCGCCTGCGGACCCGTGAGCGGGTGATCCTCCCGGCTGGCCGGGAATGGCTCGCCGTCGAGGCGTTCCCCGCCAGCGGCGCTCGCTGTGCTACCGCTCTCAAGGCCGCTGGTCTGCCCGTATTCGAAGCTCGTGAGAAGGTCCGCGAGCAGCGCGAAGGCCGCCCTCCCCGCGTCGCCATGGTGCCGGTGATGCGCCGGGTGCTGTTCGTCGGCCTTCGTGGGTGGTCCGACATGCGGCTGATCGAGGAGTGCCGGCATGTTCGGTGCGTTTTCTCGGTCACCACCCACGGATTGGACTGGGTGCCCCGCGAGCACTACCGACAGGCGCTGTTCGAGGCAGAGATCCTGGGTGACCGCATAATGCCGTTCATCTCGGCCGCGACCATGCAGGAGTTCGCGGACCATGTGATCGGGTTCAAGCGGTACGACGCCAGCACCGGCCTGTCGCACGTCGCGACCGAGACCGACCTGCTGGCGCTGCTGTTCCAGCCGGGAGATCGCGTGAAGGTCACTGGTGGGCCGTTCGCTTTGTTCCCGGGTGTCGTGGAGGGGCACGATTCGAAGGCCGACCTCTACACGGTGGGGGTTAGTGTGTTCGGCCGGATCACGCTTGTGCCCTGCGAAGCGGGGCATCTTCAGGTGGCTTGAGCGGTCCACGGTTCTGGCGCTCTGCGACCTGTCCACAGGAGGCCACCCAAACTGTGTTGTCCCACCGAAATCAAACAGCACCAAGCTGTTCGGATTGGGGCACTCCTACAGGCTTGAGCGTTCGATTTTTGTCCGCGCCAAAAATGGCTCACCGTTGGCTCATGGGAGGCAGTCTGGGCTAAGGGTATCCCGACGCGTCAAATCTGACGCGTGCCCGTCAGCGGGCAACCTCGTGGAAAATCGAGGCATTTTACGTGACGGCTATTGACGTGCGTAACGAGTCAGGCGAAGCTGGATTCGTGATGGGAGCAATCCCATTGCTCAATGGAAAAGCCGGGGCGGCAACCCCGGCTTCCCATTGAATTCTGCAGAAGCCCTGGACAGGCTGCAGACGTCTTCAAGCACCCGCATTCTATGCGGCAGAGGCTGGCTGTCAACCTGTCCGGGGTCCAACTGAGGACCCCAAAAATGCTCAATCCCAAGCGCGGATCATCCCATCGCCTCACGTTTGAGGAAGCGGTGGAGGTCCACCTGCGCCTGATGAATGGCGAAATGTACAGCCGCATCGCAGCTGCGTACGATGTCAATCAGGGCCGTATTGCGGACGTGAAGTTCGGTCGCCTCCATCCGACCAGCTACGACGAGGCGGTTCGCCGCCGCAGCCTGTAAGGGAGGCGGCTATGTCGTACGACTATGCATGCCTGACTGTGCAGGGAATGAAGCTGGCAGTCGTCGGCGTTGCAGACGGTGTCCTGGAAAGTTCTGCACAACGTGAACAAGTATGGCGTGAATGGCAAATTAAGTTTGGCGTTCCAACCGCAATATTGGGATCGCGCAGGCATAAGATTTACGGCGATCGACGCATCACGGGCTGGTTGTCAAGTATTAATCTTGCTCATCTGCCGTGGCGGCGTGCTACGTAGCGCCTGAAATAGCTGTGGGTGCGCCGAATTGGGCCTGAGAAGCTCCGGCGCGCTCACTCTTATCCAGGGGCAGACAGGTTGCATGCGCCTAATTTAGCTATGCAGCTTCGCGCTATCACTGTGGCATGAAAATATATTTATGGGACGACGTCGATGTTGATGCTGATAACATACGATCTTGACAAGATGTGGGGCGAGGTCAAGCGTGCAGCTACGGTCGCCGGGTTCAGGGATTTTGCCATAACAAATGGCAACGGCTCCTTCAATTTGCCAAATACCACGCTTCTAATTGAGGCGCTTTCGCCGGATGATGCCATGCAGAAATTCATTAGCGTGGTAAGGTCCGTCAGTCCGACGATAGTAATCGAACGCGCAGCCGCTTTCGATTGGTCTGCGGGAACTACGCATGCTGACCCTCAGGGGCTGGGATTCTTGGGCGAGATGTTCCGCGGTCAGGGACCGCGCTAGACCGCCACATAGCACGAAAGATCTATCTGGCCGTTAGGCGCAAGCGCTTGTGAAGCCTTGCGGTCTCCAGTATAATAAGTTCTCAGGCAATCCAGCTCCAGCGTGTGGGGTCTTCCCGCCGCACAAGACGCGCCCCGGTTGGGGCACGCCCGATCGGAGGATCGGCAGCCTGGACCCGGCCCGCGAAGGTGCACAGCACCATGGCGAGGCAGCAGGCGCAGCTATGCCCCGTTTGCCAGTTTCTTCCGGGCCCCCCGGAAGCCGTTCGATGAGACGGGCTGGGCTCGTGTCACCTACAGCCCAAGCCGCCATCTCCCCCCTGCGGCGGTTGAACAGAGGCCAGATGGGGCAACCGTAGCTACTGGTTGCCCCGGAGCATTAGCGTTTGACACGGTCTTCAGACGAGTCAGCCCGAGAAGCCCTTACGCGCGCGGCTGACGGCCGCCCTTCGCCAGTGGAGGGAGAGGCTGGGGAGGCGGAGCGTTCCGGCCGTTGCTGGTGGGGCCACAGAGACCGCCGAGCGACGCAGAGCCCGTCTTGCTCGCCGCCAGCGCTGTCTCAGCCTGTTCGCACGACACCCAATCCGGGCGACGGCCGAGCATGTAATCCACGCGGTCCCAGAACAGCCGATAGAGCGGGATGCTCGCCATGCGCCCTTCATACGGGGTGGTGCTATATCCACCCGTTGAGACGCCAGCTTCCGAGACCGAGATGGCAGCACGCAGGGCCTTGCCGTCACTCTCGGTCTGCATCTCCCACTTCTCTCGGCCCTGAGCCGCGGCTACGACGGCGTATAGCACATAGCGGCGCAGACCGGTGAAGCCGGTGAGCGTGTCGCGGAATTCGAAGTCATCCGGATCTGAAATCTGAAGTACGGTTCGAGCGGCTTGAAGTACGCGCTCGCGTGTCTCGCCCGAATAGGTGCGAACTCCCTCGGCAAGGAAGTCATCGCGGTCGCGGATCTGGTGCGCAACGCATGCGCCAAGACTCGCGGCCACGACAGCCGCGATGCCAAACTTAAGTAGCCTCATCTAGACCCCCTGCATGCCTTGTCTTCGGCATTGCGAGGGTTGTGATACCGGCGCGGGCACTGCGCAATGAAGGGTTTGTAGCGCAGCGCGAGTGTCCACAACCGTGTGATGGAAACGTCACAAGTATCGGTAGTCGCCACCGCATTGAACGTTGTTCGGCGAGGTTGGCAGAAGCTCCCCCTCGCCCCTCCAAAGGTGCATCGGCCCTCCCGGTCTGAAACCCTCGGCGCCACCCCATGCCTGCAAAAACCGACTGGGAAGCGATCGAAGCGGCCTACCGTGCCGGGCAGTTTTCCATCCGCGAGATCGCCAAGACCCATGGCATCAGCGAAGGCGCGATCCGCAAGAGGGCGAAGGCAGAGGGCTGGACACGCGCCCTCGCCGACAAGGTCCGCGAGGCGGTACGCGAAAAGCTGGTACGCAGCGATGGTACGCAGCCCTCACGCACGCGTACCGATGCGGAGATCATCGAGACCTCGGCCCAGATCGGGTTCGACGTCGTCACATCCCACCGGCGGGACCTGCAGCAGCTCCACGGCCTGAAACGCGTCCTGGCCGACCGCCTCGCGACGCACCTCCACGGCGGCCAGCCCGACGGCCCGCTGCTGGGGGACCGGGAAAGCCCCGGCGACCTGCTGGAGAAGTTGTCCCGCGTCACCGCCCGCCTGATCCCGCTCGAGCGGCAGGCCCACAACCTCGATGCCGATCCGGCCGGGCTCGAACCGGCGACCAGGGCCGATGTCCGTGCCGCGCTCGACCGCCTCGACCAGGGCCAACGGGATCAGCTCCGCGCCATCGCCGAGCGCCTTGCTGGCCAACCCGAAGACCCTGCTGCGGGAGCTTGACCGGCTCGACTGCGAGGGGAGCCTGGCCGGCTACGTGCGGAGAGCCTGGCACGTCGTCGAGCCGGCCGCGCCCTACGTCCACGGCTGGCACATCGACGCGATCGCCGAGCACTTGGAGGCGGTGAGCGCCGGGCAGATCACCCGGCTCCTGATCAACGTGCCGCCCGGCACCATGAAGAGCCTGATGGTCGGCGTGTTCTGGCCGACCTGGGAATGGGGCCCGCGGAACCGGCCCTCGACCCGCGTGGTGGCGACCTCGCACAGCATCCCCCTCGCCGTGCGCGACAACCTCAAGGCCCGGCGGCTGGTCACCTCCGACTGGTACCGGGCGCTCTGGGGCGACCGGGTGGTGCTCACAGGCGACCAGAACGCGAAGACGAAGTTCGAGAACACGAGAACCGGCGTTCGGGACGCCATGGCGTTCAAGAGCCTGACCGGTTCCCGCGGCGACCGTGTCATCATCGATGACCCCCACTCGGTCGACAGCGCCGAGAGCGAGGCAGAGCGCGGCAGCGTCACCACGACGTTCCTGGAATCAGTGCCGACCCGCCTCACCGACCCGAAGCGCTCGGCGATCGTGGTGGTGATGCAGCGCTTGCATGAGCGGGACGTCTCGGGCGTGATCCTGTCCAAGGATCTCGGCTACGAGCACCTGATGCTGCCGATGGAGTTCGAGCCGGACCGCCGGTGCGTCACCTCCATCGGCTTTCGCGATCCGCGGGTTGAGGACGGCGACCTGCTGTTCCCGGCCCGTTTCCCGCGCGAGGTGGTGGAGCGCGACAAGATCCCGTTGGGCGCCTACGCCGTCGCCGGGCAGTTCCAGCAGCGGCCGGCGCCTCGGCACGGCGGCCTGTTCCAAGTCGGCAAGATCGAGATCGTGGATGCGCTCCCCCGCATCACGAAGATGGTGCGGGCCTGGGACCTCGCCGGGACGACCCAGGGCGGCGATTGGACGGCGGGAGTGAAGATCGGACGGGGCGAGGACGGGGCGTTCTACGTCCTCGACGTCAGGCGGGTGCAGAAGACCCCGGGCGCCGTCCGCACGCTGCTGTTCGACACCGCGCGCCAGGATGGCGGCGATGTCGCGATCCGGCTGCCGCAGGACCCGGGCCAGGCTGGCAAGGCGCAGGCGCAGGACCTCGTCGCGGCGCTCGCCGGCTACATCGTCACCGCCCTGCCGGTCACGGGCGCCAAGGACACGCGGGCCCGGCCGCTCGCCGCCCAGGTCGAGCAGGGCAACGTGAAGCTGAGCCGGGCGCCCTGGAACGACGCCTTCCTGCAGGAACTCGGCATGTTCCCCTCGGGCTCGCACGACGACCAGGTGGATGCCGCGAGCGACGCCTTCAACGAGCTCGCCGGCGTGAAGGGCGGCGAGGGCATCCTGGAGTTCTACCGGCGGGCGGCAGAAGCCGTGCCCGCCGTCACTGCCCCGCAGCATGGCTGGTCGATGCCCTCCGGCGTCGTAGCGGGGCAGATCATGATGCAAGCCCCGCCCGGTACCGGAACGGTCATCGGCCTCACCGGCACTCGCTACGTGCCCGACGCGGTCGGGCTGGTGCGGGTCGCGAGCGAGGATGCCGGGCCGCTTCGGGCCGCTGGCTTCGCGGATGCCGGCGACACGACGGCCTGACGGCAATCCACGCCACTCCCGCCCACCTTCGCCGCGTCCGCCCGGTGTCGCGGCCTCGTCCAGGAGACTTCACCCATGATGCCGAACGTCGTCCTCAAGGCGCCCCCGGGCGTCGGCGGCCAGATCCAGGCCAGCCAGTCCGGCCGCACCTACACGATCGCCCCCGACGGCACGGTGACGGTCGATGCCTCCGACCTGCGCGACCTGATCGGCGCGGGCTACGTCGTCCAGCAGCAGGAGGGCGGCCCCGACGGCACGACCGCGGCCGCAGTCACCTCGCCGTCGTACACCTCAGCGACCGAGGGTGCCACCGCGCTCGACTTGGCCCAGCGCGAGGCGGCCCAGCCCGCCGGCACCGTGACGCAGCAGGACGAGGCCGCCGAGCACGCGGCCAAGGACACGGCCGAGAGCGTGCCGTCGGCCTGACGGCGGCGCGCGGCCCGGGATCCGGAGCGACAATGGCGAACCCGTCCCGCGGTGGTGTGCAGGGGCTCTCCCTGTCCCCGCTGACGCTGAAGGTCAGCTACGCCGCACCAGGGCAGGGCTCGGGGTGGTTCGGGCCGGGCGCGCCCATGCCGCCCTCGGCGCCGCCGGAGGTGCGCGGCCGCGCCTGGGACTTCCCGGTCGGCTACAACCTCAACACCACCGCCCGGGCTTACGAGCCGGTCGGGTTCGACATGCTGCGGCGGCTCGCCGACGGCTACGACCTCCTCCGGCTCGTCATCGAGACGCGCAAGGACCAGATCGCCCGGATGAACTGGACGGTTCGGCCGCGCGAAGGGCGGGCGGCCGACGGCCGGGCCGCGGCGCTCGTCGCGTGGCTGCGCAAGCCCGACGGCCTCAACGGCTGGGCCGACTGGCTGCGCATGGTGCTCGAGGACGTACTGGTCATCGACGCCCTGTCGCTGCTGAAGCGCCGCGACTATGCCGGCAACCTGCTGGCCCTGGAGCCGATCGACGGCGCCACCATCAAGCCGCTGGTCGATGACTGGGGCCGGATCCCGGAGCCGATGCTGCGCGCCGGCGAGACCGAGTGGCCCGACGCCTACCAGCAGATCCTCAAGGGCCTGCCAGCGGTGAACTACACCGCCAACGACCTACTCTACCGGCCGCGAAACCGGCGCGTGAACCGTGTCTACGGCTACTCGCCCGTCGAGCAGGTCATGACCACGGTCAACATCGCCCTGCGCAGGCAGGTCGGGACCCTGGAATACTACACCTCGGGCAACGTCCCCGACTCGCTGATCGGCGTGCCCGACACCTGGACGCCCGACCAGATCGCGGCGTTCCAGAACCACTGGGACTCGCTGTTCGAGGGCAACCAGGCGCGTCGGCGCAAGGCCAAGTTCGTGCCCGGCGGCGTGGCGAAGACGTTCATCCAGACCCGCGAGCCGGAGCTGAAGGGCGAGTTCGACGAGTGGCTCGCCAGGGTCGTTTGCTTCGCCTTCTCGACCTCGCCCCAGGCCCTGCTCAAGCAGATGAACCGGGCGAGCGCGGACACCCAGAAGGAGATCGCCGAGGAAGAAGGGCTCGCCCCCCTCCTCGATTGGGTAAAGGGCCTGATCGACGACGTGCTCGCCGACGACCTCGGCGCGCCCGAGCTCGAATTCGCCTGGGCCGAGGATGTCCAGATCGACGAGGCGCGGCAGGCCGAGATCCTGCGGGGCAAGGCCTCGTCGGGCCTGATGAGCATCAACGAGGTGCGGGCCAAGGACGGCCTCGACCCCGACCCGTCGCCGGCCGCCAACCAGCTGATGGTGCTCACCGGCGCCGGCTACGTGCCGATCGACGCGAACACGCTGGAGGCCAAGAAGGCGGCCATGGACCTGCTCGGCCCGCCGGCCGGCCCGGGTGGCGCGTTCGGGGCGCAGGACGGCGGCCAGGAACAGGACGGCGAGGACGAGGTCGCCAAGCGGCTCCTCGCCAGGTTCGACCTCGCCAAGTTCGATCCGGATCAACCCCGGGCCGCAGACGGCAAGTGGACCAGCGGTGGAGGCAGCAGCGCGGGTAACGCTGGACCGGCGAAGACCCGGGAGAAGACGGGCGAGACGTTCCGCAGCGTGGTCCGCAACACCACCCTCGCGGGGGCCCTCCTCGCCGGCGGCGCCGTCGTCACGGCTATGAGCGGTGGAACGGCACCGGCCGTCGTCACCCTGGCGACCTATGCCGCGGATTCACTGCTCACCAACGCAGCCGAGAAGATCGCCCGTCACCTGCTGTCCGAAGCCGGCGTGGATGCAGAGTCAGCCACGGGCCTTATCGCCGGCGCGCTCGACGGTGCCGGCCTCGGCGGATTGCTCAAGGCTGAGCGCGCCGGGATCGTCGCCGACCTGCGCCGGGAACTCGCCGCCACGGTGGATGCCACGCTCGACGAGATGAGCCGGCACGTCGAGGAGGCGCGTGGCGACTTCGACGAGGACGTGCGCGAGGCGGCCCTGGCTGCGATCGAGGAGCGCCGACGCTCCTGGCAGGACAAGGTCGCGGCGATCGAGGCACCGGCCGAGAAGGCTGCCGGCTTCACGAAGCGGTGGAGGCGGCCGGACCCGGTCCCTTTCGAGCGGCCGGCCACGCGCCGGGCCATCCGGGCGATCACGGGCCGGCTTGCGGATGCGCTCGCCCGTATCCGTGACGAGGCGGTCGCGGCAGCGCGTGGGCTCGGCACGCTCGCTAAGGCGGCGCCGGATGATCCGGAGGAGGCCGAGCGGGCCGGACGCGAGGCCGACGAGTTCCTGGACCGGGTCGACCTCTCGGACCTCGGCGACCTCGCGCCGGACCTCGCCAGCGATCTGAGCGGCGTCGCCACCGACACGGTGCGGCGGACCATGGCGCAGGTCGGGGTCGACGGCCTCGACACGCTGGTGGACCAGGTCAACGCGGGCGCCGTCGCGCAGGCCCGCGCCCGCGCGGCCGAACTGGTCGGGATGCGCTGGGACGAGAACGGCGACCTCGTCGAGGCGAAACGCGCCTCCTACAGGATCGACGAGACGACCCGGGCGATGCTGCGCGAGACGATCGCCTCGGGGCTGGACCGGAACATCGGCTCAGACGCGATCTCCGATGAGATCGAGGCCTCCTACGCCTTCTCTGCCGAACGGGCGCTCACCATCGCCGAGACCGAGGTGGCTGCCGTCAACGGGCAGGCCTCGCTGGAGAGCTACCACGCGGCACGAGACGCGAGCGTCGGGGTCAAGAAGGCGTGGTGGGCCGAGGACGGGTGCTGCGCGGCCTGCCAGGCCAATGCCGAGGCCGGGCCGATCGACCTCGACGACGAGTTTCCGAGCGGCGACGACACCACCCCGGCGCACCCGAAATGCCGATGCGTGGTGGGGCCGGTCATCGAGGACGCCCCGGAGGTGGTCGGCAAGGCGTTCGATCCACGTCAGGAGCGGGATGAGCGTGGCCGGTGGACGTCTGGTCTCTCGTCCGCCCTCGGCGCGGCCGGCCAGAAGGCGGCTCCCGTCGTTCGCGCCAGCCTCGGCGCGGTGACGAGGGCGGCAAGGATCCACGCTCTCACCGGTGTCGACGTGCGCGGCTTCAAGCACACCCTGACCAATGAAGGCATCAAGCACATCCTCGCCAAGCACGGCTCAGCGCAGGAGAGGTCCCGGGGGCAGATCCCCGTCTCTGCAGATGACTTCGCGCAAGTTCCCGTGATCGTTCGGCGGCCGGACACCATTGAGGCTGGTCCTGCTTCCAAGGCAAACGGTCAGCCCCGCCTGATCTTTACGAAGAACATTGACGGCGTGACATACACCTGCATCGGCGAGATCCAGCGCGGGAAGCGGCGGATCGAAGTCGTCACGTTGTGGAAGAAGTAGCACCGCCATGCTCGATGCACGGTTCAGAACCGGCCTGAGCTGACACGTCCGAAACGACTGGCGGCTGCCCGCGAGCATAGCGCGTCCCGCCAAAGACCTCAACGCCACCCGATCCGACACGATCTGAGGAGCCGAGCATGGCCACGGCGCTGACCGGCCTCGTCCGCAACTTCGGCGCGCCGAGCCTCGCCAAAACGTGGAACGAGGAGGACCATCCGCGCGACGATGACGGGAAGTTCTCGTCGTCCGGCGACGGGGACTCGGGCGGCGGCGAGGATGAGGAATACGGGCCCGGTGAGGGCTATGAGACCAAGGACCAAGAGCGGCACGACAAGGCCATGGCGGCGTTCAGCGAGCATGCCGGCGGGCTGGAGCACAGCCTGAACAGCGTGGCCGCCGCAGCCCATGACCCAGACGCCAGCCCGGAGAAGATCATCGCGGCCGGAAGGGACGCGATCAGGCAATTCAAGGATGCCGGCCGCGCCTACGACAAGGCGTCAGCCATCCGAGGTAAATATGGCGATGCAGCGCCGGATGCAGGCATTCTGAACCTCGACACGGAAGACTTGGTCAGCGCTCTCAAGGACTATGACGATGCTTATACCGCCTCTCAGGAAGCGCTGACGACGATCCGCGAGAACACCGCCAGCCGCGCGACCTCGGCCTCACAGGCCGGCAGCGGCCGGCACGACGACGCCATCACCCATCTCGAGCGCGAGCTGGAGACCGCCTCAAGCTCAATGGCCGCGCGCCGGGCGGCCATGCGGTCAAAGCCCGCCTGAGCCAGCGAGGACACGAACATGTCGCCTCTATCCCTCTTCCTCCCTCTGACCAAGGTCGACGCCAAGCAGCGCCTAGTCTACGGCGTCGCCACGGCCGAGACCAAGGACCGGTCCGGCGAGGTCTGCGATTACGCCTCGACCAAGCCCTATTACGAGAAGTGGTCGGGCGGCATCCACAAGGCCACCGACGGCAAGTCGTTCGGCAACCTGCGGGCGATGCACGGCAAGGTCGCGGCCGGCAAGGTCACGGCGCTCGCCTTCAACGACGACGCCCGGCAGATCGAGGTCTGCGCCAAGGTGGTCGACGACGCCGAGTGGGCGAAGGTGCTGGAGGGCGTCTATACCGGCTTTTCCCAGGGCGGCGCCTACGTAAAGCGCTGGAAGGGCGAGGACGGCGTCATGCGCTACACCGCCGACCCGTCCGAGATCAGCCTCGTCGACCTGCCCTGCCTGCCCTCCGCCACGTTCCAGGTGCTGAAGGCCGACGGTGCCGCCGAGACCAAGCACTTCGCCCCCGCGGTGACGGTGACGCCAGCGGAGCCCAGCAACGCCGACGTCGTGGCCCGGGCTGAAGCCCTCGCCAAGGCGGCCGGCCAGGCGGGCAAGCCCGGCGACTTCATCGCGCCGGCGCGACAGGCGCTGGAGGCGGAAGCCGCGGCGGCGGCCCTGGCGAAGGCGGGCGGTTCGGGCGCTGAGGAGCCGCCCGCCGCCGAACCGGGTCCGGACTATGCCGGCGTGGAACAGGTCTGGAAGGCGAAGGACGGCACGACCTTCGCCAAGAAGGCCGACGCGCTCGCGCACAATGCGCGCGCCGAGGCCGAGGCCGCCGCCCGCGTCACCACCGGGCCGGTCCTCGACTTGCTGGCCGACCTGACGAAGCGGGCGGGCGGCGACCCGGAGGGCGAGACAGCCAGCGAGGACCCGCCGGCGAAGCCGGCCAGGAAGCGCCGTCGCCCGACCGACACGGCCGCCGGGGGCACTGTGGACAAAGCCTCCGCATCCGACCTCGAGAATGGTCTATACGGCGTCTCGCGCCTGGCTTCCCTGATCGGCGAGGTGAAGGACCTGCAGTCCTCGTTCGCCTTCGACGCCGCCTATGCCGGCGCCCAGACCGACGTTCTGGCCCGCATCCGGGCGTGGGCCGCGCAGGGCCTCTCGCTCCTGGTCGCGATCGTGCAGAGCGAGATGGACGACCTCGCGGGCAGCACCGACGACGCGACGATGGCACTCGCCGCCGGGAAACTGAGCGACGATGCCTGGGGGGCGCTTCGCAAGGCCGTACCGGCAGACAGCATGGGCGGCCGGGCCCTCGCCAAGGTGGGCGCGCGCAACAGCAAGTCTGACGCCGAGAAGATCCAGGGCGTGCACGATCACGCCGTGGCGCTCGGGGCGACCTGCGGGGCCGGGAAGGCGGCGGGCGGCGACGCGCTGGCGAAGGGCGCGGACCTCGTCGAGGTCGTGCGGGCCGAGCTCACCAAGGTCGCGGGCGAGCGCGACGCCCTGCAGAAGGCCGTCACGGACCAGATCATGCCGGCAATCGCCACGCTGAAGACGATGATCGGCGCGATGCCGGTGCCGCGCCACCTCGCCGGCCGGGCCGTCACCAAGGGCGCCGAGGGCAGCCCCGAGCCGGCCTCCGACGAGCAGGCCCTGCAACTGCTCGCCAAGATGAGCCCGGACGACCGCGCCACCTTGCTGATCAAGGTCGCTCAGCAGAACCCCCAGCAACTGGTTCCGGCAGCGCGCTGACGCGCCGGGGCTGAACATCGAGGCCGAGCCGCCCGGGGACGGGCCGGCCCCGGACCTCACCCGCCGGGCCTTGCGGCCCACACCCTTACGACGTCCGCAACGGCGCGGCCCGGGAACGGGCCGAGCGCGCCCGCGGCCGTGCCTTTCGATCCGGATCACGCTCCCATGTATCAGGACAATCCCGCTGCCGCCCTGGAGGCCCTGAAGAAGGCCCAGGCGATCCCGCTCAACGACCCGATCCTCGCGCAGCTCGGCCTTGCCGGCCTGGAGAAGGCCACCTTCTCGCAGGGCACCTCGGCCACGAGCGGCCTCACGTTCTACGACCTCGAGCTCGGGGCGAAGTCGCTCTATCCCGTGCTCACGCCGCTGCGGAACCTCATCCCGCGGGTGCCCGGCCGCGGCGGCATCCAGGCCGCCTGGCGCGCCATCACCGGCATCAACGTGTCGGGGATGCGCATCGGCGTGTCGGGCGGCAACCGGGGCGGCGTGCAGATCGTCTCCACCGCCGACTACACCGCCTCCTACAAAGGGATCGGGATCGAGAGCAACGTCGATTTCGAGGCGCAGTACGCCGCGGCGGGCTTCGACGACGTGCGCGCCATCGCGGCCCGTACCGGCCTCCAGAGCCTGATGCTCGGCGAGGAGGCGATGATCCTGGGCGGCAACACCTCGCTCGCGCTGGGCACCACCCCGACCCCGACCCTCTCGGCCTCGTCGGCCGGCGGCAGCCTGGCCAACGGCACCCTGTCGGTGATCTGCGTCGCGCTCTCGCTCGACGGGGTGATCAACGGCTCGCTCGCCGGCGGCATCCAGTCGACCATCACCCGCACCAACGCGGACGGGAGCACCGACATCTTCGGCGGCGGCGCGGCCCAGCGCTCCGCGGCAGCCACCGTCTCGGTCACCGGCCCGACCGGCTCTGTCGCGGCTTCGGTCGCCGCGCTCTCCGGCGCGCTCGGCTACGCCTGGTTCTGGGGCGCGGCCGGCTCGGAGCTGCTCGGCGCCATCACCTCCATCAACTCGGTCACCATCACGGCGACCGCGACGGGCACGCAGACGGCCGCCTCGCTCGGCGCCGCCGACCGCTCGACCAACGCGCTCGCCTTCGACGGCCTGCTCACCCAGGCGCTCAAGGCCGGATCGGGCGCCACCATCGTCACCATGCCCTCCGGCGTGCCGGGCGTCGGCACGCCGCTCACCGCCGACGGCGCCGGCGGCGTGGTGGAGATCGACGCCGTCCTCAAGACGATGTGGGACACCTACCGGCTCTCGCCCGACACGATCTGGGTCAACAGCCAGGAGGCGCTGAACCTCTCGAAGAAGATCCTGCAGGGCTCGGCCAACAGCGCCTTCAAGTTCGAGTTCTCCGCCGCCCAGGACGTGCTCGGCGGCGGCATCATGATCCGCAAGTACCTCAACCGGTTCTCGATGCAGGGCGGCTCCGTCCTCGACATCCGGGTCCACCCGAACATGCCGGCCGGCACCATCCTGTTCACCACCGCGGCGCTGCCGTACCCTGTCAACAACATCGGCAACGTCATGCAGATCAGGACGCGGCAGGACTACTACCAGATCGAGTGGCCGCTGCGCTCGCGCAAGTACGAATACGGCGTCTACGCGGACGAGGTGCTTCAGCACTATTTCCCGCCGAGCCTCGCGATCCTGAACAATATCGGCAACGGCTGATCATCGTCCTGGGCGGCGCGAAGGCCGCCCTCACCCATTCTCCCGCCGCGAGTGCCCATCATGCCGATGAACTGGCGCCTCTTCCCACCGATCGCAGTCTCGGACCGGACCCGCATCGTCAACAGGCGGACCTATTCCGGCCAGCCCGGCACCGTCGTCAGCGTGCCGGAGCAGGACGGCCAAGTGCTGCAGGCGAACGGCTGGACCTACATCGCGCCGTCTGGCCCGACGAGCGAGCGCCCGAAGGGCCGCACCGGGATCTATGCCTCCCACCGCGGGACGCAGTTCTTCGACGAGACCCTGGGCAAGCTGATCGTGTTCGACGGCCAGACCTGGCGCGATCCCCTCAACGGCAACGCGGTCTGAGGAGACCCGCCATGATCACGATGCGCGCCCCCGAGGGGCTGACAGGGTTCACCCACCAGGGCTTCCCCGTCGAGATCCGCGACGGCTTCGTTCAGGTCGACCCACGCTTCCGCGGCGAGTTCGAGGCGCACGGCTTCCTGGCGGAGGACGAGGCCGGCCCGGCGCCTGCCCCGGCGCGCCCGCTCGACCTGCGCAAGCAGGTCCTGATCGGCCTGTTCTCCGACCGGCTCGACGCCATGACCGACGACGAGCTCGACGCGATGCTGGCCGAGGCGCGGGCGGCCCAGCAGCGGGAGCAGGACGGGGCGTCGAACCTCGACCCGGCCGCGGTGACGCCCGAGGCCATCGACGCGATGACCCGGCCCGAGCTCTTCGCTTTCCTGAAGCTGAAGGGCGTGCCGGCCGTGCCTCCGATCACCAATGAGGCCCTGCGCGACAAGGCGCGGGCCGCGCTGGCGGGCTGACCGCGGTGGCGCCCAACCCTTTCGACCTCGTGCGGCTCTCCGACCTGCGCGCAACACCGGATCCCGACACCGATCCGGCCCTTCAGCGGCAGATCAAGGCGGTGAGCCGGACGATCCTGACAGCGATCAACCGGCCATCGATCCTGCCGCGCAGCTACACCGAGACGCGCGAGGTCGGGCGATCCGGCGTGCTGCTGGCGCAATGGCCGGTGATCCGCATCGACGCGGTCGATCTTGCCGGGACGGCCATGCGCCCGCTCGTGTCCGGTCCGGGCCCGATCGCCGGCGCCACGGTCGATCCCGCCGACGAGGCCCCCCCGGGCCGGCCGCAGATGTTGCGGTTCTCCGCCGGGGCGCCGCTCGGCCTCGGCTTCGCCCGGGTCACGGTGACCTACACGGCCGGCTACCAGGTCACGGCCGAGGCCGCCGTCGTGCCCCAGGGCGGGAGCGTCGCGACACTCGAGCCCTACGGCGCCTGGGCGAGCGATGGCGGCGTGACTTATGCCGAAGGCGGCGCTCTGACCCGCGTCACCTCCGCCCCGGCTGCCGGTCAGTACGCTATCGACGGCGTGGGCGGCTACACCTTCGCGGCGGTGGATGCCGGCCGGCAGGTCGCGCTGACCTACGGCTACGTCCCGGCCGACCTCGCCAATGCGGCCCGGGAATGGATCCTGGAGCGGCAGGCCTATGCCGAGCGCGTCGGGCTGCAATCCAAGAGCCTCGGCGGCCAGGAGACGGTCTCCTATCGCATCGCGGCCGTGCCGGACTTCGTCGCGCCGGTCCTGCAGCAATACGCCAGCGTGGTGCCGCCGTGCTGACCGAGATCCAGGTCGACGAGACCAAGGTCGTCGCCCGGTTCGAGCGCGTCGTCGGCGACGTGCTGCGCGAGATCCGCGCGGCGGTCGACATCGAGCGCCTGATCCTCGAGGCGCTGGTCAAGCGCAAGCTGTCCGGCGAGGTGCTGAACGTCGTCACGGGCAAGCTCCGGCGCTCGATCTACAGCTACGTCGAGACCGAGGGCGACCGGATCTCGGGCGTGGTCGCGCAGTCCGGCGACGTGAAGTACGGCGCCCGCTGGGAGTTCGGCTTCACGGGCGATGAGGTCGTGCAGGCCCACGTCCGCACGATCACCCAGGCCTTCGGCCGGGCCATCGCGCCGCGCGAGGTGGAGGTGCGCGAGTTCACCCGCCACGTCGACCAGCCGGCCCGGCCGTTCATGCGCCCGAGTCTCGCCGAGCGGGCAGCGGCGATCGTGGCGCGGCTCAAGGGCGCCGCCGTGCGCGGAGCCGGCGCATGACGCTCCCAGCCCCCGCGACCCGCAACGCCGCCGTCGAGGCTCTGAAGTCCGTCATCGCGGGCGTCTGGGCCTGGAAGACCCCGCCGTCGCGCCGCCTCAAGCTGTTCGCCGACGTGCCCGCCAAGGCCCGGCCCTGCGCCTTCCTGCACGAGGGCGGCGACGAGACCTACACCTGGCAGAGCGGCGCGATCCCGAAGCGCCGGATCGAGGTGAAGGTCTTCGTCTACATCGATGTCAAGGACCCGAAGGTGGTCGGCGCGGCGCTCCTCAACGACATCATGGACGCCTTCGACGCCAGGCTCGCGCCAAAGGGTGCCGACGCCATGCTCGGCCGCAACACGCTCGCCGGCACCCAGTACATGGCACGCATCGCGGGCCGCCCGATCAAGGTGCCGGGCGACCTCGACGGCGACGGGCTCCTGATCGTGCCCGTCGAGATCGATCTTCCCTGAATCCAGAGGACGACACCATGCAGGACGATCCCAACGCCCCGGCAGCGCCGGAGCCAGCGCCCGTTGCCGCGCCCCTCGCCGAGCAGATCGACAGGCTACACCACGACACCTTCGCGGGCACGGCGCTCGGCCACCACACCGATCTCTGGAACCTCGTCCACGCCTTCAAGGAGCGCGTGAAGGCGCTCGTGGTCTCCGGCTGACGATCCGGCTGCTTCGTCCACCCTCAAGCCCAGGAGGTCCCCGTGTATTCCTTCGGCTCCGGCGTGCTGATCGGCACGCGCAACGACGTTCCCAACGCCACCCCGGTCAATTTCGGCCTCGTGCAGGAAGTGACGATCGACGAGAGCGCGACGGTCAAGGAACTCTACGGCCAGTTCCAGCGCCCGGTCGCCATCGCCCGCGGCACGATCAAGACCACCGGCAAGGCCAAGGCGGCGCAGATCTCCGGCCTTGCCTTCGCCAGCCTCTATTACGGCGTCACGCCGACGTCCGGGCAGCTGATGACGGCTTTCGGCGAGGCCGCCGCCGTTCCGGCGACGTCGCCCTACACCAGAGCGGTCGCCAACGCGTCGAACTTCGTCGATGACCTTGGCGTCCTCAACGCCGCGACCGGCCTGCCCTTCGTGAAGGTTTCCTCGGCTCCCTCCGCCGGTCAGTACAGCGTGGCCGCCGGGACCTACACCTTCGCGGCGGCCGATGCCGGCAAGGCGCTCCTGATCAACTACACCTACACGCTGGCCGGTAGCGGCCAGCGCTTCACCGTCACCAACCAGCTGCTCGGCACCACGCCGACCTTCGCCTGCCAGTTCTACACCACGTTCCAGGGGCAGGCGGTCAACGTGAAATTCGGCAACTGCACCTCGTCCAAGCTCGGCTTCGGCACGAAGCTGGAGGATTTCGTGATGCCCGAATTCGACTTCAGCATGTTCGCGGATGCTGCGGGCAATGTCGCGACCTGGTCGTTCGGAGATGCCGCGTGAGCGCGCCCACCATGACACCCCCGCCGCGGACCATCCGGCTCGGCGCGCGCGAATGGACGATCCGCCCGCTCACCCTTGCGCAGCTGGAGGAACTGGATCCGGTCGTTCAGTCCGGCCCGGGCACGGGCCCAACCACATACGGCGCGGCGGTGATTGCCGCCGGCCTGAGGCGCGACCACCCGGAGGATGCGGCCCTGGCCGACAGGCGCGAGCTCGAGGCGACCGGCCCCGAGGTCGCCGCGGCTTCCTCCACCATCCTGCGGCTCGGCGGCTACCTGCCGGAGACGCCGCCGGGGGAAGCGCGCGCGGCGGAGAGCGCCGCGGCCTCGACTTCGGCTTCATCTACGGACGCCTCGCCACCGGCTGCGGCTACGCCCCCGGCGTGATCGCCGGGATGACGATCTGGGACGTGGAGCGGATCTTCGCCTACTGGCGCGGCTCGCCGCCCACCCACGAACTCGTGGCCGCCTATCTCGGCTACAAGCCGCCGCCCGAGCCGGTGACAGTCGCTCCTTCCGCCGACGATCCCAGCGGCATCGGCTCCATGATCATGCGGTTCCCCGACGGTGCGGTGAAGCATGGCTGACGACATCCAGGTCCGCTTCGGGGGCGACGCGTCCGGCATCCGGACGGCAGCGCAGCAGGCCAAGGCCGCGATCCTGGACCAGGCGGCGGCGGCACAGGCCGCCAACCTGGCCACGGCACAGGCCCTGCGCGACCTGAGCGCCGAGATGCTCGCCAACCGCGAGGCGATGCAGGCGCAGGTCGCAGCCGCCCAGCAGACCGCCGCGGCGACGGCGCGCATCGCGGCGGCCACCCGCGAGGCGAGCGACTGGCAGACCGACCTCAAGGCGCGCCTCGAGCAGACGACGCTCGGCTACATCGCGGTCAAGGCGGTGGCGCTGGAGGCCGCCGCGACGATGGCGGTCTGGAACGCCGCCGTCTCGATCGACCGGAGCGCGGCCGCTTCGTGGGGGGGGCTGCCGGGCCAGATCCGCGAGGCCGCCGTGGCCGTGCGCGACTACTACACGTCGGTCGCCTACGCGGAGCGCGGCGGGCGGCTGTTCGCTCAGGCCAACGAGGGCGTGCGTGCCTCGATCGGCCGAATGATCCTCGACGCCGAGCAGTTCGTGGACCGGATGCGAGCGTCCTCGGCCGAGATGGCCCGCAGCCAGGTCGTCGCCATCTCGGCGGCCGAGGGGCTGGAGCGGTTCCGTACCGCGCTCGGCCTCACCAATTCCGGGGCGAAGGACGTCCTCCTCCGCTTCAACGCCGAGTTGCAGAAGATCCCAGGCCTCAGCCGCGACGCCGCGGCCGGCATCGAGGTCATGCTGGCGACGGTGCCGAACTACTCGGTCGATACCAACGCCATCCTGGTCAACCTCCTCCAGACCATCTCGAAAACCGGCGACGAGGCTGTCGCGAACGCACAGAAAATCAGCGCGGCGTTCAAGGATCAGGCCAACGGCGGCCGGATCCTCGGCGACCTGACGGCCGACCTGCGCAACCTCGAGGACATCCAGGTTCTCGCCCGTCGCATCGCGGCCTCGCTGACGCCGCAGCAGGCGATCTCCTACTTCGATACGATCGAGGGCCGCTTGAGGAAGCAGGCCGAGCAGCAGGCTTTCATCGCGGAGGAGAACGACAAGGCGATCCGCCGGTATCCCCTGATCGGCAATGCGTTGGCTGACATCAACGAACGCCTCTACGGGGCGCAGGCGGCGCAGCGGAGCCTCAACGAGGAGATCAGGGTCGCGACGTTGGAGCTGCAGACCCAGCGGCGCGAGCGCGAGGGGATCGTGGCCGCGCAACAGCACGAGGTGGACACACAGAAGGCGATCAACGTCGAGGCCTCGCAGGCCGGGCGGCTGCAGCAATCCGAGCAGGCCTCGACCCTGCTGCGCGGGCGGCTCCAGAACGGCGAGGCGGCGAGCCGCATGTCACCGTCCGAGCGCGACCTGATGATCCGCACAGTCTACGGCGAGGCCGGGGGCGAGAGTGCCGAGGGACAGGAAGCCGTCGCCAACGTCATCCGCAACCGCGTGCTCAGCGGGCGCTACGGCGGCAGCTACCAGGACGTCGTCACGGCGCCGCGGCAGTTCTCGGTCTGGAACCCGGGCGACCCGGCCGGCACCCGCGCCCGGGCCCTGAGCCCGGACAGCGACACCTACCGGCGCACCGGCGAGATCGTCGACAAGGTCTACCTGACCGAGGCGGCCGACCCGACCAGGGGGGCGACGAGTTACTACAACCCGAGGGCCGCCGACCCGGCCTGGGGCAGGACGCTCGGGAACGTCACCGACATCGGCAACCACCGGTTCGGCAACACGCCCGAGAGCCCGCCGGTCGGGGATGCCGCGCAGCAGGACGCGATCCGGCAGCGCCTCGAGGAGCAGGCCGACATTCGCCGGCGGATCGCCGATGAGCAGCGCGGCGGCACTCGGGCCGACGTTGAGTCGCTGGCGATCGCGCAGGGCAACCTGACGACAGCCCGCGATGCCGTGACCGAAGCGCAGCGGCTGGTGGAGGCGCGCCGCCGCGAGGTCGAGGCCACCCGGGACGGCACGCCGGCCGCACGCCTCGCCGCCGCCCGCGCCCTCGCCGAGGCCGAGCAGACCCTGCGCGACCGGCAGCGAGCGCAGGAGCAGAGCGAGATCGACCTGCGTGTCGCCGGCATGGAGACATCGAGCGCCGAGCGCGTCCGCATCGTCAACGAGGAGGTCACGAAGCAGCAGGCCGCCTATGCCCGTGGCTCGGCCGAGTGGAACCGGCTCGAACTGCAAAAGACCAACAACCTCCGAGCCCAGGAAAAGGCCGCGGCCCAGGAGGCAGAGACCCTGCTGCGGGCGCGCACCGCGCTCAGGACGGTCGGATCGGACAACAGCGACCCGGACACCGCCAAGGTCCGGATCGCGATGCTCGACCAGCTGCTCGCCAAGGAGGAAGCGGGTTCGCTCAAGTCCGTCCAGCTGGCGCGGGAGAAGGCCGAGATCGAGACGGCGTTGGAACGCGCTGCGGCCGCCGAGAAGGCGGCGGCCGAGGACGCCGCCTATCAGAACGCCCGCCGCATCCTTGATGACCGGATCAAGGATATCCGCGCCGAGGCCAGCGAGCGCCAGATTTCGTTCGAGGAGCGGCGGGCGCAGACGCTGGCGGTGCTGGCCGAGATCGAGACGCTCGAGCGCGGCCACCAGGAGCGTCTGACGGCGATCTGGGGCGACGGCACCAGCCAGTACCGTCAGGCCAGGGCCCAGCTGTTGCAGATCGACGGGCAATCCGCGGCCCGCCGCGCCCAGGCCGAGCGCGAGGTCAACAAGGCGGTCTACCAGGACACGCGCCGCTCCTACGAGCAGATCGGCGCCACGCTGACCAGCAACACCTTCGCGGTGCTGCAGGGCCAGCAGACCGTCGCCCAGGCCGCGCGCGCCACCGCGATGTCGATCGTCCAGAGCTACGTGCAGGCCAAGGTCCGGCTCGCCGCCGACTGGCTCGCCAGCGTCACCACCCACCAAGCCGGCGAGGCCGCCAAGACCGCCGCCACGGTCGCCGGCGTGACCACCCGCACGGGTACCGAGGAAGCGGGAGCGGCGACCTCCCTCGCCACGCAGGCCGGCGCGATGATCAAGAGCATCATGGCCTCGGCCGCCGAGACCTTCGCGGGCATCTTCGGCTTCCTGTCGCCGCTGATGGGCCCGGCCGCCGCCGGCCCGGCACTCGCCGGGCAGGCCACGGTCGCGGCCGCGGCGGCGGCGATCCCGAGCTTCGCCGTCGGCGCCTGGTCGCTGCCCGGCGACACGCTGGCGAACGTCCACCGGGGCGAGATGATCGTGCCGGCCGCCGCCACGCCTTGGGCGCAGAGCCTCATGGCCCAGGCCGCCGGCGGCAAGGCAGGCTCCGCTCCGGCCGGCGCCGGCGACGTGCACTTCCACGTCTCGGCCGTCGATGCGGCGGGGGTGAAGTCGTTCTTCCGCGCCAATGCCCGCCACATCATGGAGGCGATCAACGACGGCGTGCGCACCGGCTCCCATCTCGGCCTGTCCAAGCTGCGCAGCTGATGGCGACGTTCCTCGGGGTGAACCTGCTGCCGGCCTCCGGCGAGTGGGTCTACGACACCGTCCCCCACCGCGGCCTGCATGCCGGCGAGAGCGCGTTCGTCGCGCTCAACCTCAACGCGACCCCCGCCGGCACGACGACCGATTACAGCGTCTCGCTCGACCAGTTGCAGGCGCAGTACCCGGATTGCCGGACGGTCAACCTGATCGTGGCGTGGTTCGGCTCCTCCACCGACGTGGCGACGTGCCGGATCTATCCCTCGACCACCTTCATCGGCGGCCAGTTCCAGGCCCTCGTCTCCGGCACCTGGCAGGCCGAGCCGTGGCGCTGCTCGGGGCTGACGCAGGCCTCGCCCGGGCTGATCCCTATCTCGGCTAGCGGCGGCACCGCCACCTATGGCGGCACGCCGTCCGACCAGGCGGTGGTCCGCTGCATCCGCGACCTCAAGGCCCGCGGCCTGCGCGTCGTGTTCTACCCATTCCTGCTGATGGATTGCCCCGGTTATCCCTGGCGTGGCCGCATCGGCTGGCCGGGGACCGACAAGTCCGCCGCGGCGGCGAGCGCCGTAGCGGCGTTCCTGGGCTCCGCCGCGCCGTCGCAGTTCACCCGCGACGCCACGAACCTCACGGTCGGCTACGCGGGCTCGCCCACGGACTTCACCTTCCGGCGCATGATCCTGCACTACGCCCACCTCTGCGTGGTGGCGGGCGGTGTCGATCTGTTCCTCGTCGGCTCGGAGCTGCGAAGCCTCGAGGCGATCCGCGGACCCGCCTGGACCAAGACCGGGACAGTGGGATCGGACGGGCGTGCGACCTGGGACTATCCGTTCGTCGCCGGTCTGATGCAGCTTGCCGCCGATGTGCGCGGGATCTTCGACGGCGCCGGGCTCGCCCGGGACGCTGCCGCCCTGAAGAACCTGGTCTCCTACGCGGCCGACTGGTCGGTCTGGACCGGGTACCAGCACCCGGGAGACGCCGGCCAGTGGCCCCACCTCGACCAACTCTATGCCGCGCCCGCCATCGACCTCGTGGCGATCGACAACTACCTGCCGCTCTCCGACTGGACTACCGGCACCGGCGGCCTCGACGCGGCGAACTGGAGCGCCCCGGCCCCGACCGCGTGGCCGCCCACGGCCGCGACCATGAACGGCCTCGGCCTGTCCGGGCCGCCGATGCTGGCCTCGCTTGCCTACCTGAAGGCCAACATCGAGGGCGGCGAGAGATATGCCTGGTTCTACGCCGACTCCACCAACCTCGGTCCGGGCCTCGACCCGCTCGGCTCGGGGCTGACCGTCTCGCGCCCGCGCGGCGACCGCGCCACCCAGACCCGCACGCCCTACGCCGCCGGCCAGCAGCTCCTCGCACCGAAGATGCTGCGCTGGTGGTGGAACAACGCCCACCAGGCCGTCTACGACGCCGGCGACGGCCAGGGCTGGGTGCCACGCGGCGCGCCCACGAAGTGGATTCCCCAATCGCGGTCGATCACCTTCACCGAGTACGGCTTCCCGACCACGGATAAGTGCACCAACCAGCCCAACGTTTTCTATGACCCGAAATCGAGCGAAAGCTTCACGCCCTACTGGTCGGCCTGGGATCCGGCCGAGGGCGGACGCCTCGCGCCGCGGCGCGACGACACCCTGGCGGCACTCGGCCTGCAGGCGGTCTACGAGTACTGGGTGGTCGACGGGAAGAACGCCGCCTCGCCGGCCGGCCTCAAGATGGTCGAGCCGGCCTTCATGGCAGCCTGGAACTGGGACGCGCGGCCGTTCCCGGCCTTCCCGCTCCTCGGCTCGGTCTGGGGGGATGCGGCGAACTGGCGGGTCGGCAACTGGCTCGGCGGCAAGGGGCCGGCCCTGCCGCCGCCGGCCGCCGACCCACCGCCCGCGCCCGGCGGACCGTATCCGAGCCTCCCGACGCTCGCGGGCCGGGGCTGGTCGACCCGCTACCGGCCGGTCTTCGCGACGGCGGTGGCGGGCCACGTCTCGGGCCGCGAGAGCCGCGCCACCCGCCGCAGCCAGCCCACCTGGGAGATCGAGATGACCTTCGACGTGCTGCGCATGGATGTCGTCGCCGACCTTCAGACCCTCGTCGGCTTCTTCGGCCGGATGCGCGGGCGGGCGACGCCCTTTACCGTCCCGGTGCCGACCTATCTCGGCCTGGGCTCCTCGCTCCTCTGCCGCTTCGCCGAGGACGCCATCGCGCCCGAGCAGTTCATGGCGCGGCTGTGGGAGCTGCGCTCGCTCAAGCTCGTCAGCGTGCCGGCCTGATGTCCGGTGCTGGCCTGATGCACGCGACCTTTCCGAGCCTGCCGGGCATCGCCTGGCCCGTCACCAAGCGGCCGATCACCGCGACCCGGGTGGAGGCGCACGCCTCGGGGCGGGAGGTGCGCAGCCCGCTCTACCCGGCCGCGCTCTACGAGTTCACGCTGCCGGTCGAGGGCCTGACGCCGGACGGCTCGTTCCCGGGCCTCGGCACGGCGAGCCTGCAGGCGCTGCTCAGCCTCTACATCCAATGCCGCGGGACCTGGGGCACGTTCCTGTTCACCGACCCGACCGACGGCGTGGCCACCAACCAGGCACTCGCCGCCGGCGATGGCACAACGACCGCGTTCCCGTTCGCGCGCACCCTGGGCGGGCTCACCGAGACGGTGGGATGGGTGACGGCGGTGAGCCGGGTGACCGTGGCGGGTGTCACGCAGGCGGGCGGCTGGAGCCTCACCGCTCCGAACCTCCTCACCTTCGCGACGGCGCCCGCCGTCGGCGCCGTGATCGCGGCCGACTTCACCTACGCCTTCCCCTGCCGGTTCATGGACGACGGCGTCGATTTCGAGCACCTGATGCAGGGCCTGTGGGCGGTGAAGAGCCTGCGCTTCCGGAGCATCGCGCCGTGAGGGCCGCGCCCCCGGCGCTCGTCGCCCATCTCGCGGCGCTGCGCGCCCAGCGGGACGTCGCGCTGCTCTACGCCGATTGCTACACGATCACCCTGCGCTCGGGCACCGTGATCGCGGTCACCAACGCCGACGTCGCGGTGCCGCTCGGCGGCTTCGTCTACCTCGCCAACTCGCTCATGGTCGACGGCCTGCGGTTCCGCTGTGCGGTCGGCCTCGACGTCGACCAGCAGCAGGTCACCCTCGCGGCTCGTCCGACGGACCTGATCGGCGGCGTGCCCGCCATGGTGGCGATCCGCAACGGCGCACTCGACGGGGCAAAGGTCCGGCGCGAGCGCGCCTTCCTGACCGACTGGACCCTGCCGCCGGCCGGCGCCGTGCTGCTGTTCCAGGGCCGCGTCTCGACGGTGGACGCGGTCGGGCGCAGCGCGGCCCGGATCACGGTCGCCTCGGACCTCGTGCTGCTCGACGTCGACATGCCGCGCAACGTCTGGCAGCCGACCTGCAACCACGTCCTGTTCGATTCCGGCTGCGGCCTGCCCAAGGAGGCTTTCGGGGCTGCGGGTGCCGTAGGCGCCGACGCCACCCCGACGCGGATCCCGTGGACGGGCGCCTCGCCGGCCTATGCGCAGGGGACGCTCACGGTCACCGGCGGGGCCAATGCAGGGGCGACCGCCACCATCAAGGCGGCGGACGCCACGGGCCTGACCCTGGCCTATCCGCTCCCGGCCGCACCGGCGCCGGGCGACAGCTTCGTGGCCTACCAGGGCTGCGACCACACCCTGGCGACCTGCCGGGCCAAGTTCGCCAACGCGGCCCGGTTCCGGGGCTTCCCGTTCGTGCCCACCCCCGAGACGGCCCTCGGATGATCGCTGCCCCGAGCGAGGACCAGGCGCGCGCCCACGTCGTCGCGGAGGCGCGGCGCTGGGTCGGCACGCCCTATCACCCGGGTGCCGACGTGCACGGCGTTGGCGTCGATTGCGGCATGCTGCTGGTTCGGGTCTTCGTCGATACCGGCCTCGTCCCGGCTTTCGACCCGCGGCCCTACCCGCAGGACTGGCACATCCACCGCGACGACGAGCGCTACCTCGGGTTCCTGTTCGGGCGCACCCGCGAGGTGCCGGCGCCCGGACCCGGCGACATCGTGATGTTCCGGCACGGCCGGACCTACTCCCACGGCGGCATCGTCACCGCCGCCGAGCCGCTGACCCTCGTGCACGCCTTCTCGCCCGCGCAGGCGGTGATCGAGGAACCCGTGAACCGCAACGGGCAGCTGACGCAGCCCTATCGCGCGCCGCGCTTCTTCAGCCTCTGGGGGGCGCCGTGAGCCTGTTCGGAGCCAAGAAGAAGCGGGCGGTCACGCCGGACTATACCGGCCTCCAGATCCAGACCGCCTCGAGCGCGCTGCCAGTCGCGATCATCTATGGCACTAACCGCGCCGCGCCGAACCTGATCTGGCACGACGGCTTCCAGACCCACGCCCAGCGCAGCAAGACCTCTGGGGGCAAGGGCGGCGGCCAGAAGGCCACGGTCACCGGCTACACCTACTCGACCTGGCTGATGCTCGGCATCGGCGAGGGGCCGATCCAGGGCATCGGCACGATCTGGAACGGGCAGGCCAGCGCGGCCTATCCGGCCTACGGCCTGAGCCTCGTTTCTGGCACGACGCCGCAGGAGCCCTGGGCGCCCGCCATGGCACGGTATGGCGATGCGGCCCTGGCCTATCCCGGCACCGCCTATGCGGCGTCACCGGATTTTGACCTCGGCAGTTCGGCCAGCATCCCGCAGCTCGCCTTCGAGGTGCGGGGACGGCTCGTCGGCAGCAGCTCGAGCGCCGACGATGCCGACCCGGCCGCCATGCTGGTCGATTTCCTGACCAACGCGCAGTACGGCGTCGGCTTCCCGGCCGCCTCCCTCGATGCGCGCACGATCCTCGGCAGCCCGGGCGACGGATCCTACCAGACTGCCTGCGCGGCGCTGGGGCTGGCACTCAGCCCGGTCCTCGCCGACCAGGAGACCGCCAACAGCATCCTGACGCGCTGGCTCCTCCTCACCAACGCCGCCCCGGTCTGGTCGGGCGGACTGCTCAAGATCGTCCCCTATGGCGACCTGCCGGTCACGGGCGGGACGGTGGCCGGCGGCACGGTCACCTTCCAGCCGAACGTCACGCCGGTCTACGAACTCACCGACGACGATTTCCTGCACGCCGAGGACGAGGATCCGGTCCGCCTCACCCGCAGCGACCCGCACGGGATTCCCAACCTCCAGCGGATCGAGTGCTCCGATCGCGGCCACGCCTATGCCGCCACCACCGTCGAGGCGCGCGACCAGTCGGCGATCGAGCGCTTCGGCCTCAAGGCGGGCGCGAGCGTCACGGCCCGGGAGATCTGCGCGCTGCCGGTCGCGGGCCTCGTGGCGCAGCTCCTGCTGCAGCGCGCGCTCTACATCCGCAACACCTACACGTTCCGGCTGTCGTGGGAGTACTGCCTCCTCGAGCCGATGGACATTGTCACCCTGACCGATCCGGGCCTGGGGCTCGCCCGCACGCCGGTGCGCATCCGCGAGATCGAGGAGGACGAGGAGGGCCTTCTGACGGTCGTGGCGGAGGAGTTCCCGGGCGGCGTCGCGACCGCGACCCTCTACCCGGTCACCGGATCCGCCGGCCGCAGCATCAACCGCGACGTGGCCGCCGCCCCGGTCAATCCGCCGGTGATCTTCGAGCCGCCGCCGGAGCTGACCGGCGGCGAGGCGCAGGTGTGGATCGCGGCCTCGGGCGGAAGCGGCGGCGTGGCCGATCCCAACTGGGGCGGGGCGAATGTCTGGATCTCTCGCGACGGCGTCAGCTACGCCGAGATCGGCACGATCACGGCGCCCGCCCGGCACGGTGTCCTGACCGCGCCCCTGCCGATGCCGGCCGGGCCGAACCCCGACACCGCCAGCACGCTCGCGGTGGATCTCGGCTGTTCGGCGGGCGTGCTCACCGGCGGCACCCTCGCCGACGCGCAAGCGGCCGTCACGCTGGCCCTCGTGGACCGCGAGCTGGTCGCCTATGCCAGCGCGACACTCACTGGTCCGAACGCCTACGCGCTCACCACCCTCATGCGGGGGCTGTACGGCTCCGCGCCCGCGCCCCACGCTGCCGGAGCGCCCTTTGCTCGGCTCGACGACGCCGTATTCAAGTACGTCCTGCCAGCCGCCTACGTGGGTGTGCCGCTCAGCCTCAAGCTGCAGTCGTTCAACGTGTTCGGCGGAGCGCTCCAGGACCTCGCCACCTGCGTGGCCACCACTTACACGCCCCTCGGCTCGGGCCGGATGGGACCGGTCGCCGAGGCCCTGGCAGCGGGCAACCCGGTCGATCTCGGCATCGCCTCGCAAACCGCAGCACAAGCCGACGATCTCGGCCTCGCCTCCGATCCCTATCCGACCTTCATTGATCTCGGGCTCGCCTCGTCATGAGCATCCGTCTGCAATTCCTGCGCGAAGCGTGGTCGTTCCTCTCGACCTTCGTGGGTCGCCCCGGCGAGGTCGTGGTCGACGCGACGAACAACCGCCTCGCGGTGCATGACGGCACCACGCCGGGCGGCTTCCCGACCGTGACCGCGGCGGACCTCAAGACGCTTCAGAACGTGACCCGCCTCGGCCTCGGCACCACCGCCGACGCGCAGAACCCCTTCGCCGCCAAGCTGAACAAGGCGCTCTGGACCGCCTTGACCGTGGGCGAGGGCGGCACCGGGGATCTGCGCTACACCCTC